TATGCGTTTCCATCAGATTCCTAGTAATTTACGTTGTCTTTCAAAATATCCGTGTAGAATCCATGAACTACTATTCATTTTATCATTACCACCGATACCCCATTCAAACTTAACTCTATCATTTTTTTTAAATCTGTCAAGTTCTGGTGTGTTACCTTTTTCTCTGTCACCTCCGTTACAGAAAATAATTTCATCTGCAATCTCTAAACATTTATCTATTGCACCACACGCGGATCCTTGATCGTCATCAGGGACAGTAATAACAGCATCAACCATTCTTAGATGACGAATAATTTCTGCTCTCTCTGTCCATGATTGAAAGTATTGTCCCTTCTTTTTAGTTAACCACTCTTCAGTATTAATACCTACAACTAAAAAATCAGAGAAGTCTTTTGCTCTTGCAAAATATGATATGTGACCACTGTGTAAGGGATCAAACCCACCAGTAACCAGACTCACTTTTTTATAAAACATTACTTATGATGATGTAGTGGATAATCTTTTTCTTGTGCTCTCTGTGTCATCACTGGTTTACGTCCTTCATGACCATGTGCAATCCCTAACTCATGCATTTTTGCATGCTCTAAAATTTCATCTTTAAGGTTTTTACCACCTTCTCCAAAAGTATAGTATAAACCATACCCTACTGTTATAACTATGGATGCCACGATCCAAAATATGAATACACCTGTTGGTGGTAATCCATCGTAGTTTCCGTGTTCAATTAAAGTAGAAAAAATCATATCACTAATCCGTGAGTATCACGTAGAATTTTTTTATAAGGGCCACCGGGATTTTGATCCCGTGTTTCTTTGACTAATTTAAGTTTTTGATACAATGCAGTATCACCACCTAAAGTCAATGCTTTTATTATAGTGGCAAGTTCTCTGTCGTCAACAGGTAAATCCATTAGGAAAAGAATAGTTCGAGGTTTACAGTTTTTTCTACATTCCACCCAATCGCATCAAGAATGATTTTGAGTGGTTCCAAGAATGACTTATCAAATTGTAGATCATAATCGATATACGCATCAAGTCCAATTTCACGAGGAAAGTCTTGGATAAAGGATATAATATTTTCGTGAATAATGTTAGGTTTTTTCAAATAACAGAATTTAATTTTTTCACCGTTTTGAATAAGTGAATATTTATTATCCAACTTATTCTTTTTCACATGGTGGTTAAACAATAACGCACCACGTATATGTATGGGAGTTCCCTTTGAGTATATCGTAGAATGTGCTCGATACTTATCTACATTTGATGCTGTGCGAGGAAATGATATTTCCTCTGCCGGTAATGTTTTGAATTCCTTACGACAAGCATCAATATAATCAATTATATCTTCCTCTGTGCCATTCATCATTATCTTAAGTGCATCCTTAATCATCTTACGACAAGGTGCAGGAGTTGATGACTTGACTGCCTCAATACCCATCATCTTCAGTTTAGGTTCTTCATAACGAACACCTTCACTATCCCATACATTTAGAATATATCTTTTCTTTGCTGTCCATATACCACGATCTGCGATGTTCTCCCTCTTCATAAACATCTTTTGATCATATGCGTTTACGTATTTCGCCAACGCTTCGTAAGAACTCTCAATATACTTCTCAAGTTCCATTTCACAGATCTTATTAAGGAACGAGACAATGCTCGCACCATCCTTCTCTCGATCTTTGTATATGACCTCCACCAAAGGCCCAAGATTAAGATAGATGGAATCAGTATCTGAAGCAATAACATAGTCAACCTCCTCTGTTTTAAGTATTTTGTTTAGATAGTTGTTCATTTTGTTTTCTATCCAACGGATAGAAACCTGACCAGATAGTGTAATAGCTTCTGCATTGGCAAGTTTGTAATAGCGAAAATATTGATTACCAATAGCACCATAAGCACTATTAAGGGAAATCTTTTTTGCCATCTGAATGTTGTTACATCTAGCAATCTCCTTTTCCAATTGTTTAGTAGGAGTTTTTTCATACTGTTTCTTTGCTTCAATCATTTTCTTTTTGAAGACCACACGATCTCCATACATCTTATCCATCAGTTCTGGTAGAAACCCACGAATATCTTTACGATACATCGCACCGTTTGCACATACTGCATTATTTTGATGCATTTCAAATGTTATCTCTTCAGATAATATTTTATCAACAGTAACTGTTGGATGTCTTTCCTCAATCAATGTCTCCGGCGAGATATTATATTGCATGATCAGATGAGGATATAGAGAGTTAAGGTCAAAGTTTACAACCCAATCATACTTTCCGGGAATTGGTTCTTTTACATAAGCACCTGCATACTTTTCATTCTTTGCTGATCTATTCTTTGGGGGGATTACAATGTTACGTTTCTTGAGATAGTTGTAGATAATAGTATCCCACATTCTTACCTGATAAAACACATCGTTGTAATTCACCTTGGCATCATATGCCATCGTCAATGCAAGTTCAATCAGTTTCATCTTGTCTTCCAAACGGTCAACAAGTTCAACGTCAATGATGTTGTATTCAATAAACTTCTGCCACCCTTTTGTATAGAAGTCTTTGAATGTATCAAACTCTGAGTGGTCAAGTTTTTGTTGACCAAGTTCTACCTTTGCAATGTAATCTAATCGGTATGATTCTTGTGCCTTGTATGTAAACTTCTTGTATAGATCCAAGTAATCAAGTTGCGTAACACCACCAACATCAAAGGTGGTATGTTTACGACCATTAATATAAATTTCACCCTCAGATACAAGACCCCAAGGTGACATGCGTTTCATTGTTTTCTCACCAAGAACACGATTGATGCGTTTACAAATATAAGGTATGTCGTATAACTGAATATTCCAACCAGTAATCACATCAGGAACATCTTGCATCCAATGATTAATAAAGGTGCGAAGTAAATTCTCTTCAGTATTGCAACAATGATATGTCACATTCTTTTGTGTATTATTAAATGGATTAACACCCCATGTAATAATTTCTTTTGTTGTATAGTCTTGGATTGTGATTGCCAGAATCTGTTCTGTGCACGATTCAACATCGGGGAATCCCTGCTCAGACGAAACCTCAATATCAAGAGTTACAAGTTTGATCTTACTAATATCAAATTTGATTTCATCCTCTGGATATTTCTCAGATATGTATTGATAGATATAACGATCATTTCCGTATATGTCAAATCCCTCTACTTCATCATACTTTTTATAAAAATCTCGACACTCTCTTACAGTTCCGGGTCTGACAGCATCAACCGGAACACCATTTAATGTTCTATATTTTGTTTTCTTTTTTGATCTAACGAAAAGAGTGGGAAAGAATTCATCTCTATGTTCATATCTTTTCCCATTCTCAACACCACGAACCAGAAACTGATTACCAATTAACTGGACATTAGTATAAAATTTCATTGTTTCCCCTCAAGATACACAATTATTTTTTTGATACCCTCTATATCATCACCATGCAAACCCATAGATGTATTACATTTTTTACATATCCAACCACGAAACTCTTCTTTGACTGAATCATGATCAAAACACACACCTGACATTTCTTTATCATGAGTCATTGGAATTCCACAACATTCGCAGGGAGTTCCTACAGGAGGTTTTGTATATGTTCCTTTTTTCTTGATAGCAACTCTTTTAGTCCTATCAGAATGTGTTCGACATGATATACAGATCTTACGACGAAATCTTTGCGAACCATAACAATTCCAACCAAAAGCATCAATGGGTTTTATCTCCCCACATTTATTACACTTTCGAGTTGATTCCTCTTCTAATTCAATTCCAAGTAATTCAGCGAGTGGATTCATTTAAGAAGGTCTTGATATTTTTCAAGTAAAGTAGGTTTGGGATCAACAAGTGTGAGGATCTTATCTGATGATAACATAAAAACATTCTGATTGGTAGATTCAACTAACCAAGGAGACAAAGTATTATTATCTCCAACTATAAAAGGTTCAGTTAATTTGCAATCAGGTTGTCCAATGTCAGCACCAATCTCATCAATCTGAGATATTAGTTTTTGTTGATTCATCAGCACTATCAGTTTGATCGGTGGTTTCTCCATTTAAAACTTCCTCTTTATACATTTGTTCAATTTTTTCGATGGGTGTTACCATAGTTACAACCCAGTCAGTTGGTAGTGGTATAGCCTTTTCTTTTGCAAGGGGCATCCACGGAAACATTGATATAGATGTTTCTTTTTTGTCGTTATTAGATTTTTTTGGTATTAACTTAACCACAACAGGTTTTGTAAGAAAATATCCAATAACTTTTTCTTCGGGAGAAATCATCTCCTTGACATCAGCGATGACATCTTCACCAGATTTAAGTAATAATATTTTTACCGTCATTTAGTTTTTTGTCCTCATATAATTATAACATAAAAAAGGGGATCGTCAAGATCCCCAAGTTCCATCTCGAACTCGTTTTTATTTAGAGATAATCTTTTCGAGCATGATGTTCTGGAACTACTTTACCTAGATTAATTACAAGTAATCCATCTTCAAATTTTACATCCTTTACAACCACATCATCTGTAAGTTGCCATTCTCTTTTAAATGATCGTTGAGCCATCCCACGATGGACATATTCATTTTCTTTTTTTTCGTTTTTCTTTCCTTCTACAATAATCTTTCCATGTTCAGTATAGACTTTAACTTCACTTTTTTTGAATCCTGCTAATGCAATTTCTAAAATAGATTCGTGATTATTTTCTTGCAGAATATTAAATGGTGGATAAGTGGAGTTTGGATTTTGCCAAAAACTTTCAATTGCTTTATCAATACCTATTGAATTGGCTGTTATCTTTTCAAATAGTTCTCCTAGATCTTTTGCGCGATAAATGTTAGTCATAGTTCTCCT